CGGCTTACTGGTGGAATTCATGGTGTAAATATGTGGCTGGCAATAAGGCCAATAGAAAACTTGACACGGGTGCCGCTGTATCGGCTTACCATGTCACTTGTGTAAATGCGGTTATTGTTTAAGGGCTTGTGTTGGCCTAACTTGGCAGGGCTTCGGCCCTGTCCTTTTTCCATAGTTTACAAGGGGGTAAGATAAGATTGAACGGGTGATATGTTATGTTGTAACATTGGGTTGACTAGGTGAAATTGGTTGGCCCCTCGCCCTCCGAGTGTCAAGAATTATTTTTGTTTTCCCTAGTTTTATTTTAGTTTAGACTAATGTGTGACATTTTTGCAACACTTTGGGACCCTCCAGAATTCCCACGAGGATTTTACACCCGTCCTGTTTCCACCTACATCTACAACATAAAAAATTTACTTTGGTCAACCAAAAAAGATTCATTAGAAAACAAAAGCTTATAAAATAGTTTCGACACAAGGGTTGACAAAGCCAAAAAAAAGTTACTATATAATAGTAAGACCTTACATACTATAGTTTCCACTTAAGTATAAATACTAACCAGTTTATACATTATATATCAAAACTTAAGTATATACTATAGTATATCCCCCCAATCTTATTTGTCGTAATCAAGGTTCACCATGAGTGGTTTTCAATATAGTGAGAATATAGCTAAAGCTGTTCGTAAGGGCATCCGTAATGGTGTCGCTGTTAGGGATATTCTTGCGTCGATACAGAAGTATCAACAGGCACCTTCAAGTACTGCTACTTTCTACAAGTTGTACGGTGAGGACATAGCTGCTGAGAGAGCAGACATTGTAGGTCAAGTTGGTTCTGTCGTTATACAACAGGCACTGGACGGTGACTTTAAGGCTGCTGAATTATTCTTACGTAGTAAGGGTGGTTGGTCACCTACACAAACCAATGTTGAAGTAGAAGGCACAGAAGATCCCGATACTGATGAGAGTGCCATTGACAGTCTTATGACCTTGTTAGGAAAGAACAGGAACAGTGATAACAGCGAAGACTCTGAGGGAGTTACCCGACTTAGAAGTAGCTGAAATACTCCAAGAGCTAGGTCCTAAGAAGACTGAAGAGTTACAACACAACTGGGAATTTTGGGCTAGACCTGAACAGTTAGAGCCAGAAGGTATATGGAATGTTTGGGTTGCACTTGCTGGTCGTGGCTGGGGTAAGACCCGTGCAGGTTCAGAGTGGGTCAGACACCGTATCAAGAAGGGCGATAAGATTGTCCACTGTGTTGCACCTACTAAAGGTGATGTTCGCAGGGTTATGGTTGAGGGTGACTCAGGTTTACTCAATGTCTGTTGGAAGGGTGACAAGACATACCGTGGCAAACCTATTGGTTTCCCTGTATGGTCCCCCACGAACAATACTCTTACATGGGAGAATGGCTCAAAAGCAGTCTTCTTCTCAGCGGAAGACCCAGAACGACTAAGGGGACCGCAAGCATATAGTGCATGGACTGACGAACTCTGTGCATGGAGGAATGCCCAAGAGACTTGGGACATGCTTCAGTTTGGTCTACGTTTAGGTAAGCGTCCTCAAGTCTTTGTAACGACGACACCTAAGACGACCAAACTGATACGAACAATACTAGACGATGATAAGACTACCATTAGCAAAGGGAGTACCTATGATAATGCAGCCAATCTAGCAGATACCTTCTTAGACGCAGTAAAGAAGACTTATGAGGGAACAAGGTTAGGTAGACAAGAATTATATGCAGAAATACTTGATGAAGCATCTGGCGCATTATGGAATAGACAACAACTTGCTAAGTGTGAAATAGACAAGGATGACGTACCATCTCTTAATAGGGTGGTTATTTCTATTGATCCGGCTATTACGTCAAATGCAGAAAGTGACATGACTGGTATTGTAGTTGCTGGTGTAGATGTCAACGGAATAGCTTACGTCTTAGAAGATCACACAGGTAGATATACTCCTCAACAGTGGGCATCCAAAGCTGTAGAACTCTATAGAGAACACATGGCTGATAGGATTGTAGCTGAAAGAAACCAAGGTGGCGATATGGTTCGTCACACATTACACACAGAAGATGAAACTGTCCCAGTAAAGCTCGTACATGCATCCAGAGGGAAGATGGCAAGGGCTGAACCAGTATCCGCACTATATGAACAGGATAAGGTTAGACACGTAAGAGGGCTTAATGATTTAGAAGATCAGATGGTACAGTGGGAACCTCTAGGGTCCATAGGCTCACCAGACCGTCTTGATGCTTTAGTTTGGGCTATAACGGACCTCTCATTGAATGGCTACGCAAAACCTACGCTGAAACTAGCGTACAGTAGCGCCAAAGGATTACGGTAATGGTTAAGAAGCTCTCAGAGACAGAGGCCAAGAAGGTATTAGGTGTAGCGGGTGATAACACCTACAATGGTCAGATACGGGCTGATGAGTTTCTACCTGAGTTGCGTGGCAAGAAGGCTATACGCAAGTACCGTGAGATGAGAGATAACGACAGTACTATCGGTGCTGTCATGTATGCTACTGAACAAGTCCTTCGTGATGTTGATTTAAAGGTGATGCCAGCCAATGATAGTGCAGAAGCTAAAGAAGAAGCTGAGTTCGTTAAGTCTGTACTTGATGATATGGACCATACCCTTGATGACCATATTGCTGAGTCCTTATCGAATTTGTCGTATGGCTTTGCTTGGTTTGAGGTCATCTATAAAAGACGTAATGGCCCTACTGAAAGAAGTGATAAGAAGCGTTCTAAGTACTCTGATGGCCGTATGGGTGTACGGAAGATTGCTATTCGTGCGCCTTGGACAATCTCTAGGTTTGATGTAGATCAACAGACTGGTGATGTCAAAGGTATTTATCAGGATGGGTCGGGCTATAACAACTCTAATTATATACCTACTCGCAAAAGTCTGTACTACCGCACGACAACGATTAATGGTGATCCTGCTGGTAGGTCTATTCTTCGCAATGCTTATACTTCTTATGAATATGTCAATAACCTACAGTCTATTGAGGCTATAGCAGTTGAGAGGGAACTTGCTGGTATACCTGTTGCTCGTATTCCTGCTGAGTACTTGTCAGGGGATGCAACAGCCGCACAATCTGGATTTGTCAATAACCTGCAATCTATTCTCAGGGATGTCAAGTTCAATGAGCAAGGATACATTATTCTGCCTTCCGACACCTATCCCGATAAAGACGGAGCGCCTACCAACCATAAACTGGTAGATGTTGAGCTTATGTCTTCTAGTGGTAGTCGTAATATTGACATTGATCCTATCGTAAGACGTTATCAGCATGATATTGCTCGTAGTGTCCTTTCTGAGTTTCTTATGCTTGGTGGTGGTAATACTGGCTCTTATGCCCTCTCCAAGAGTAAGACAGACCTGTTCCTTCGTGCATTAGAGAGTTATATCCAAGCTATTGTAGATGTCCTCAATAAACAGCTTGTCGAGCGCCTCTGGGAGTTGAACGGTCTGAACTACGATATGATGCCAACTATTGTAGCTGGTGATGTAGCTCCACATGATCTGCGTGAGATTGCAGCATTCCTACGGAACTTGAATGGCGCAGACATCAACGTAAGCGATCATCCAGAGGTTATCCAAGACTTGATGGATATAGCTGAACTAAGATATGATGCAGACGCTGCACCTGTAACACAAGAGGAGCCAGACGATGCCCAGTCTTAATAACAGAGTTTTTGACAATGGGCTATCTGTACTTGATACTGAAGCCTCTCGTATAGACCTAACCTCTCAGGAAGCTACAACATACACTGAGGCTACCTCTACTCACACATTAGGTAACTCTACGTCGCTTTCCATTGCTGCCCCTTCTGATAGATCAGGTGGCGGTCGTGAGGTTGTAGTTGCAGCTATCTCAGATGGATCAGTGACAGGTAACGGTACAGCTACTCATTATGCTATTGTAGACGTATCCAATACTAGACTGTTAGCTACAGGGTCTTTGACAGCTAGTCAGGTTGTAGCATCAGGTAACACATTCTCTCTAGGGTCATTTACTATCGGTATCCCTGATCCTGCATAATAAAGGTCATGCACAATGACAAGCAGGATATTACAGGAAAATAGTGATCTACTACTCACTCAGTCAAGTGACCCATTAATTAATGACAACTTTATTGGTGCGAATGGATTTAGCACTGGTAACCCTCAACTAGCTACAACAACCCTAGCTCAGACACATACTCTAACATCTGTAGCTATAGTTACCCAAGACCCTGTAGTTTCATCTACAGCCATAGCTCAAGAGCACGACTTATCAGCTTTAGGATTTATAACCGGTAATCCTGTAGCCAACCAAGCGGCACTAACTCAAGACCACGGCCTAACAGCATCAGGGTTTAGTACAGGTTCTCCTGTAGTCTCAGATGCTACAATGACAGAAGATGAGAGTTTTGCTACCTCACCTGTCGTTACAGGTACACCAGAAGTAAACTCTACTGCAATAAGCCAAAACTACTCTCTAGTAACTGATGGCATACTTACTGGAAGACCTGACGTAGAAGATGCAACAGATCCTAATACACTCTTTGAACAGGTAGAACAGAAAATGCTTGGCGGTTGGCCCAAACGTATATACGAACATACAGATCTGGCAATCTCCAAGGGTCATACCAAAGGTCACAGAACCCTGTATAAGTTTGGGTACAACCCAGATGTAAATGGTGATGAAGAGACTGTCTGGTCACAAGGTGGTGATTTCCCATACCCTACAAGCGCCGTTACAATGTTTGTCAGCAGTACAAGTGCAAATGATGCTAATGGTGGTACAGGTGCTAACAGTATTATTATCCAAGGTTTAGATGAGAACTACGATGAGGTAGAAGAGACAGTTCTTCTTAACGGTCAGACACAAGTAGCCACTCAAAATTCATACCTAAGAATATATAGAGCTTTTGTTACTCTCTGTGGAACGGGTGGTACTTCTGGGGGTATAATCTATGTAGGTTCTTCTGGTGCTACTGGTGGTGTACCAAACACTACGATTTATGCTAACTTACATCTTGGTAATCAGACACAGATAGCTGCATACACAGTACCTGCTGGTTACACATTGTACGTTGATGATATTAACTTTACTGCTGGCTTATCTCAAGCAAATAAAACTGCAACTTGTACTTTTAGAAGCAGAGATCATGGAACTAATGTCTTCCGCACAAGACTTATTAGTGTCTTGCAGAGCAACCAGTTAATTACAAAGTTTGAGTACCCTCAAGAGTTCTACGAGAAGACTGACTTAGAGTGCAGGGTTTCAACTAACACAACTAATAACGCAATAGGGGCTTCCTTCCAAGGTGTCCTAGTCAAGAATACAGCTTAAGGTTATAAGATGCCAAAGACAGCCCTCAAAAACAAGATGGAAGCTCATAACAAGAAGTCTAAGCATAAAGTGACTATGCGTATGCTTGAGGCAGTCTATGACAGAGGTGTAGGTGCCTACCGTACAAACCCTCAGTCAGTACGCCCTAATGTGACTGGCCCTGAGCAGTGGGCTATGGCTCGTGTCAACAGCTTCCTTAAAATTGTCACGGGTGCTAAGAAAGCCAATCACGACAAAGACCTACTACCATCAGGACACCCATCTAGCAGCAAGAAGTCAGTAACCAAAGCTAAACTAGCTAATGACGTATTCTCTACTGAGATGGAAGCTAGAGCTAGAAGTATGGACATGGGTTGTGAAGGCAAGATCCACGTACATGAGGATGGCATGGGACAGGCGGTATATATGCCCTGTGGTAGCCATGAGGAGTACCTAGCTTACTATTCCCGTGATGAGGTAGCTGAAGATCCTGAAGAGCCATCAGTGAACCGCTTAGACGCTCTCAGAGCTATCGTACAGGAAGTGATGAAGGAAGAGTTCACTAAGGCTGAGTACCAAGGTGAGAAAGTAACTTTAAACAAGCCTCGTCGTATTCAAGGTGGCAACAAGAAGTTTGAAGTATTCGTGCAAGATGGTGATAAGGTAAAGCGAGTTGCCTTTGGAGATCCTAACATGGAGATCCGTCGAGATGACCCTAAAGCCAGAGCTAATTTCCGCTCCCGCCATTCTTGCGATACTAAGAAAGATAAGACTACAGCAGGTTACTGGTCTTGTCGTATGTGGGAAGGTGGAACATCAGTGTCCGAACTTACTAAAAGTGTTGAAGGTCAAATCCTCAAGGCAGATGACGAACAGCGTCTCGTCTATGGATGGGCCTCAGTCGTTACTGAGAAGGGTGAGCCAGTGGTTGACCGTCAAGGTGACGTAATAGAACCTGACACACTCGTTAAGGCTGTAAATGGCTTTATGGAGCATATTCGTGTC